CTAAAAGTATTTGGTTTTAACTGGCCATTTGAAACAGAAAGATGTCCAGTAAAATCGCAAGGATATTATTATTCTCGGGCCAAAGTTTGTTTATCTATCAATCACTTTAATAATGTGAAGTATTATGCGGAAAGGTTATTGTGGTGTTTGGCCTCAGGCACGCCTTGTGTGGCCAAAAGGACGCCTAATTTAGAATTTTTAGAAGGCACACATTTATTGCCGTTTGATGATATGGACGAGTGCGTAAGATTAGTTGGTGCGGTATTAGACAGCCCCCATCAATTTGACGCTATGGCCAGCAGGGCTTTAAGTGAAGTGATGAAAAATCACACTTGGACAAATAGATTTAAGCAATTAAGAAAGGATTTGAATGTTTAAACGATTTGCTATTTTAGGGGAAATTGGTTCAGGTAATTTGGGCGATGATTTAGGTTATATGCTTTTAAAAAAATAGAAGAATTTGTGAAGAGTTATAAAGGAGGATTATGAACTTAAATCAAATTAAAAAAGCATTAAAACACGAATTACAAATAGCAATTGACGCTGGGGAGATGATGCTTGTCAGCCATCAGTTGGATATTCAATTAAAAAGTGGGGCAAGGATTAAACTGGAAGGCGATAATTTGACGCAAATTGAGAAAGAAATAGAAAATCACAAACAGACTATTCAGACCTTACGGGAAAATATCGCTTTGATGAAAAAGAAAATGGAATTATTGGAAAAATATGATGGGAACTTTGTTACAACAGAGAGCAGTTAAAAATTTGGTGGAAAATGGCGGAAAATCAGTATCTGGAGCAATGAGAAAAGCAAACTATTCACCGGCAACTGCTAAAACTCCAAAAAAATTAACTCAATCTAAATATTATCAGAGGATACTTAAAAAGTATCTACCAATTAACAAAATTTTAAGAGTTCATAATCAAGGGCTTGAAGCCAATAAAGTCATCTCTGCTCAAGTTTTTCCCGGGGGTAAAGATGGCAAACCGATTAACGATTTTATCGAAGTTCCCGACTGGCAAAGCAGAGCCAAGTTTGTAGAAATGGCCTATAAAAGATTAGGGTTTGATAATGTGGTTGAGCTTGGGCTTCACTTCCACCAGCACATAGAAAGCCAGCGAGAAAAGTATGAAGTATAAGGAAATTTTTGAAGATAATTTTTCAATAATCAACAAAGAGAGCCAAGTTGTCCCTTTTATTTTAAATAAAATCCAGAACAAATATCTATTAGAAGACAGCACTCAAAAAGATATAATTTTAAAAGCCAGACAACAGGGCTTTTCGTCTTTAATACTGGCGGAGTTTGCCGCTGATTTTATTTTAAAAGACAATTCTCGATTAGCGATTGTGGCCGATATTTCAGATAATGCGGAAGAATTGCTGGAGCGGGCAAAATTTTTTATCAAATCCTACGAGGAAAAGTGGGAGTTAAAAGTTCCCTTAAAATACAACTCTAAATATGAGATGGTTAATGAAGCAACCAATTCAAAATATACTATTGGCACGGCGGAGAACTACGACTTTGGGCGTTCAAAAACGATTACTAAACTTCACTTATCGGAAGCGGCTTTTTACAAGCAACTAAACAAAGTATTGGCCGCCGCCACTCAAGCGGTGGTGCCTACAGGTAAAACCACTATTGAAACCACCGCTAATGGATTTAATGAATTTAAAACACTTTGGGATCAGGCGGTGAGGGGTGAGGCAGGATATAAGCCGCTATTTTACAAAGCCAGCGATTTTTATTCGGCTGAATTTTTAGAACAAAAGAAAAAAGAACTTGGTAAAATGTTTCCTCAAGAATATCCCGAAACACCCGAGGAGGCATTTCTGACCTCGGGTGAACAATACTTTGATAATTTAATGCTTCAAGAACACTTAAAGGCAACTCAAACACCAATGACAGAGGGGGTACAGTATGTTTAAACAATATCGCCGACTGAAAAATGAATTTATTGTTGTTGGCGGCGACACAGCGGCAGGCGGATTGGACTATTCAGCGCTTCAGTTTCTTTCTGCTACCAATTTAGATGTGCCTTTGGTCTATTATTCAAAGAAGATGGCTTCAGAGATGACTAATGAGCTTTTTCCTGTTCTAAATAAAATTTTTGAGGAAACGGGATATAGACCAGTGGTGGCTTATGAAAGACAAAATGGAGGCCTCTTTGAAATGGAGCGATTGGCTTCGTTAAACCGAGCCAATAAGTTCGAAGTCTTTAAAATGCCTTCCTTTGGACGCACAGAAGCCCCAGAGGCAGTTCGATATGGCTGGGATACCAATACTGCCACTCGCCCTAAAATGTTGTCAGATTTAAAAGATGCCGTAGATAAAAAACTAATTACAATTTATGACAAAGAAACCGTCAATGAAATGTTTGCTTTTGTGGTAATGCAAACTTCGTCAAGCTGGAAAGCCCAAGCGGAAAGCGGAGCGCACGATGATTTAATAATGGCTTTGGCAATCGCTTGGCAATTATACCAAATATGTCCCAAGCCCTCACAAGTAGGGATTGAACAGGAGGCGCAGCGTGTCGTCAGACAAAGACAAAACGAACCATATTTTGAATAATCCGATATTCTGTCCGCACTGCAATACCATACAAGCCAAGCGGGGATTTTTAGTTTTAGAGTTTAAAAAAGAACAGTATTTTATTGCCCAGTGCTGGAGTTGCAAAGAAAAATATATCATTGATAAAAAGTGGCGAACGGCGAAAATCTTTTAAGCTCTTGACAAAAAGCTAAAAGTATGCTATAATGTAAATAAATAAACGGATATGTCCTTTACGGGTAGCCGTATAAGTATGACTCCCAAATGCTGGGAGTTTTTTTGATAACTAAAAAAGACCTCATTGACAGAATAAATAAAGGCTTCCAAACAACTTATGAGTTCCATAGGCCTCTTTTTGCTCAATGGAACAGAAACTTTAAAATGTATAAGGGCAAAACACCCGAGCGGAAGTATAAGTCAGAAGCCAATTTTCACGTGCCTTACGCCGCTACTTTGGCCGATAGCGTCTGGCCAATTCTGACCTCAAGACTGCCTTTTGCTAAAGTTGAGGGGCGCAATCCTGAACGGGATTATCCCGCCGCTGATTTGATGGGCGAACTTTTAGACTATACCTACGATATCAATAATTTTGAATATAAATTCTTGATGTGGCAGAAAAATACTTTCTATTTTGATACTGCTTGGTTAAAGGTAGGTTGGGACTATCAAGACGCCAAAACAGACCACCCCAAACTGGAGATTATTGATTCAAATTATGTTTTACCTCATAGGCGTAAATTAGAACTCGATGACCGCTGGCCGATATATCACTTTAGAGAGATGACCAAATCAGAGATGCTCGAGGCGGGATATAACAAAGACGCCATTAAAACTTTGAGTGATTCTAAACTTGGCAGTTCGGAATATCGCCGCAAAACTTTACAAGCAATGGGAGTCAGCACAGAGGGGGGAGAGTCCACGCACAAATCAGATGACTTGTATATGGTAGTGGAGGCGTGGCTCAAGATGAACCTTGAAGAAGATGAACTTGGGGAAGAGAGAATGTGCCGAGTCGTAATAGCCAACGAGGAAACGGACATCACACCCAAACCAATTAAAAATAAAAAGAAATATGAGTCGCCTTATAAACACGATTACTTTCCTTTTGTGCCGCTTTATTTCAACAAAGATGCCGCCTTCTTTCACGGCGAATCTTTAATTGGTGAGATTTATTCTCAAGGTCAAGAATTAAATGCTCTTGAGAATATGAAAGCGGATAACTATAAACGCAGAAATAATCCACCTTTAAAAATTAGACGAAGCGGCAATGTGGATTTGGGAACTTTAAAATATGTTAATTCCGCCCCTTGGCTGGTCAATGAGCAGGACGATATTGTCGAGCATAATTTGGCGGACTTAGCCCCTTCAATCGACAATCAGCAAAGAATGATACGGGCGACGATGCAAAATAGAGTAGGCGCTAATGATGTTTTGTTGGTAACCGATGATATATCTCTTAAGGGCGGAGATACCTATGGCGGGGCGGCGATTGCCAATGAGAATACCAAATTAAGATTTAGACCGCAGGCAATTTTGATTGATACGGCGATTACAAGAGTAGGAGAACTTTGCATCGCTTTATATCAAGACCCTAATTTGTTTGACCGAGCTAAGGCAATAGCGATTGCCGATAAGGAAGGCAATATAAAATTAGAAAATATCAAACCCTCGGATGTTACTGGCGATTTGGTTTATAAAGTTCAGTCATCTTCAACCTTAGCGGAAAGCGCCACTAATAAATTAGCTAAACTTTTAAACATTAAAGAACTTTATGCCGATAATATGGAACTGAAACACGAAGTTTTAGATAAAGAGATTTTCAAAGCGGCTGACCTTGATTATGAGTCAATCTTCAAAACAATAGATGAACAGAAAATGGACTTGGTGTTTAAGTTGAGGGAATTGATCGCCACTGCCCAAAAGCCGGGCTTTGAGCAACAGCCAGAGCAAGTAAAACAAGGAGTATTGGCCCAGATAGATAAGATTAAGACAATGTTAGGCGGAGAACAGGCACCAATGCCGGCAGAACAACCTGGCGTAGCGCCAGAAGGTCAACCATCGCCAGCAGAACAAATGGAGAGCCAATGACTTTAGCTAAAGAGCAAAAAAACAAAGCGATTGCTGTTAAAGATATGATTGAAACAACTGGCTGGGAAATTGTGGCAAAAGAGTTGACGGAGGAAGGCGATAAATTAAATCAAGAATTGATTAAATCCAATGACCCAGCAGAAGATACACGGCTAAAAGCGGAGATTAGGGCAATCAGCAAATTGATAAATAAAATCGCATTTTACAATTCTATTAAGACTTAATGGGTTGATGACTGGAAGGCGGCACTCCCAAAACTGCCGTATGACTGGGGGAAACTCCAGTCACCAGTCCATTAGGACAGGTCAAATTTCAACGGCATAGCTCACCGTTCAATAAATTAAGAGCATTAGAGAGGAGACCATTATGCCAGAGGAAGATCTGGAGGCTCAAAACGCCGGTGAAGGGACACCGGAGCCCGCACAGCCCGAGGGTGGAGAACAAAAAACCGATCAGCCTGCTGAAGCACCAGCAGAACCTGATGAAAAAGAGGAGAAAAAAGAGAGGGACTTCGAGAAAGGAATGTATAAGTGGCGCGAGAAAGCCCGTGCTTTAGAGACAGAAATAAAAGCATTGCGCCAGCCAGCGGCACCCGAGCCGACTGGTGAAGAGGAAGAACAAGCCCAAAAGGAAGCGGTAAAACTCCTACGCAATGTTATTGCTGAAGAGTTGAAGCCCGTTACTACACGGCTTGAAGCTTCCGAGAGAGACAAGGCGATTGAGGAGGTAGGGAAAATGCCTTACGCCGGAGATTTCACCGATGAAATTTTCGAGAAGGTAAAAGCCTTGCCAGACAATATGTCGTTTAGCGAACGCTTAAAGCGGGGCTACAATGACACAATCGCTGAGAATATCTCAAACATCATCTCCAATAATCGTGAAGCTGGAAAGGAAGAGGCATACGACAACCAAGCGGGCAAAAAACAGCCTGTGATGGGAGGAGAGCCTTCTAAGTCCGGCGGCGAAGAAGAGAAATCTCTGCTTGAGAGATACAAGGCGGGTGAGCTTACCCCGCAGGAATACCTTGAGCACAGAGATGAAATTGACAAGTTAAGAAAAGCCGAACTTGGTATCTAAATGGTGGATGCCAAAGCTATGGATTTAGCGCTGATAAGTCGATCAAGTTTGTAACTAATTTTTTTGAGGAAAAACAATGGGTTACGGTTTGTAAAAGAGCCGTATTAAAACAATGAATATGCTGGAAAATCCTAAAGCCAATCGTGCTAATTAAGCAAAAATTGAAAGGATAATAATGGATAATCAGCAGATAAGACAAATAAGAGCCATCACTTATTTAGAAGGAATAATTGATGGAGAAGGTTGCTTAACAATCAACGCTAATAGCCATTCTAAGAAATTCAGTCCATTGGTTCAGATTACTAATACTAATCCGATACTAATAGATTACTGTATCGAACAGCTCAAAGTTCTTGATTTACCATTCCATATTTCAGTATTTAATCGTTCAACTATTAAATCTTTTTATAAACCAAGAATAAATATCACCGCAACAGGGTTAAAAAGATGTAAAAAATGGTTAGAAAAGTTAAAGCCGATAGCGAAAGCGAAACAAAGAGATATAATACTGAAATTTATACAAAGCCGTTTAGAAGCAATTGACAGATTCCCTGCGAAAAAACCATATACAGTAGACGAAATAGAATTAGTTAATCAGATTAGAGAATATAATCATCACGGTATAGAGACGAAGTTAAAATATCTTGATTTAGAAAGTCCAAAACAAGATTATTGGGATTTCAGATTAAGAAAAACCAAAGAATTGCTGCAAAAAGGATGGACACAAAAGAAAATAGCGAGTTATTTCAAGGTTGACCCAAGTTCTATTAGCGAATGGTTGAAGAAAAATAAATCTTATTTGTAAATCTCAACGACTACCATCATTGCTCTGAGAAGAGAAGGTATAGTCTGAGCTTTATCGAGAGATAAAGATTAACATAACTGACATCTCAAATGACCACAACGACCCACGCAAAGTTTCTGCCCGAGATTATTACCCCATAGTCTCGTAATTCAGCTCAAATGCAGGAAACTCCCAAGAGGCAAAAGCTGTAAAGCTTAGCACTAACGGACAATCAGCAGGGCAAGAAGATACGGGTTAGTCCCACTCAGCCCTCAACGACTAAACGCTGAACACCTATAAGGTGAAGGTATAGTCTGATCTCATAGGAAACTATGAGCTAACATAAAATGATGGGGCGAAGCAATTGTGGCTCGTGATCAAAATATGGTCATCTCTAAACTCGTTGATCGTAAAGATGCTGATGTGAAGGCAGGCGGGACTAAGATTAACTTTCCTTTGGTTAGTGAACTTACTACCACTGCCGTTTCCGACAATACACCGGTCACATTCCAAGCAAATACGGAGACTGAAGTTGAATTGTCTTTGAATAGACACTTCGAATCTTCGTTTATGCTGCAGGATAAAACCCGCATTCAGTCGAAGTATGAATTGGCCCGACTGTATGGGCAAAAAGCAGGTCAAGCTTTAATGGATAAAATTGAAGTTGACTTGGCCGGCCTTTACTCTGGTTTAACCCAGACACAAGGCACCGGTACGACTGCTTTGACTGAAGCGATGATTGTCCGGGCTATTCAGTATCTTGATGACGCCAAAGCGCCTCAAACAGAGCGATATTTTGTCTGCAAACCGGCGGCGATGAACAATCTCCGTCAAATTGCTCGATTTACTGAATTTCAGACAACCGGCGGAAGCAAAGCTCCGATGGTCGGAGGACAAAGAGGATTTGTGGTTAATTTGTTTGGTGTTGATGTCCATGTTACTACCAACATCCAACAGGTATCTGGCACGCCAGATATCATTCACAATCTCTTGTTCCACCGTTCGGCCTTTGCGCTTGCAATGCAGAAAGATATTTCCGTCGAGGAAGACCGCAGGCCTGATTATTTGGGCACTGGGTATGTCGCTTCTGCTTTGTGGGGTTACACCGAAATGAGAGACGATCACGCAGTTGATTTGAGAACAGTTATTTCATCTTAATAGATGACCACCTGAGCACCAACCGATGAAAAAATAGTCGGAAATGGCCTCAGGGGTGATAAATTAAGTTCCTCGCTGAAGCGAGGTTAAGAAAGGAGGCCGGAATGGCCAAAAATTACATCCAGCGTCTTCAAGAAGAAAATGAAGCGCTGAAAACAGACAACGAAGAACTTGGAAAAAAGTTCGAAGAATTGAGCAAAAAGGTCGAGGAAATTAAAAAGATGGAGGCAACCGCAGTTAAAGAGACTAAACAAGCGGCAGAAACCCCATTACCAGCAATCAATGATTTGGAACAGGAAATTGTCGTATCTATTGAAAGAGAAAAAGAACCTGATGCGCAAGGCCGAGCAATTTATACCAAACATCAAATGAAAAAAAAGGACGCTTTAGAGGCATTGATAACTTATTACGCTAACAGAAGAAATAAAGCTGTCCCGACGCCTGATCCATTAGACCCAGTCAGAAACTGCGCTCCAGTCTTTGCCAGAATAACCAAAAGAGATGTTTCCACTGGCAGGAAAATGATTGCCTATAATGTTATGCCTTTATGGACGGCGGCAGAGAGAGCGATTGAAGGCAAAGTGGTCGAGCTTATCTCTCAAGCCGAATATGAAAAAGTGATGGCGTTGAAATACGCCGATGAGGAGAAGTTTAGAAAAGAATATAACGAGAAAAAAATACAAGCGGCAATAAAAACGCTTGAAAGTGTTTGAAAGGAGACAAATGTATCAATTTGAGAATATGGCCGATAACGACGAGTCGGTCATTGTAAACCGACCTGGCAAGCTTATCAGCGTAACTATCAACCAAAAAGGGGCAACAGGCAATAAACTATCCCTTTGGGATGGGGCTGACGCTAATGGCAGAGAAATCGCTGCCATAGATACGACAGTTTCGTTGGGCAACTTTGATTTCAATGTAGTTTGTATGAAGGGATTGTTTGCCAAAATGGCCACAGGAACAGCAGCCAATGTCACAATTATTTACGACTGAAAAAGTCGAAACAATTAAAAACGCTCCTAAGGTTAGGATAAAGACTGAAAACTTGCAGGAAAAAGACTTATGGGTTAATGGTTTGAAAAAGATAATTACCCATAATAATAGAGATGGTTATGAAATTGGCACTTATAAATGCGTCAAATGCGGTCAGGAAATATCAGTCAATAAATCATTATTGGGTTTTGATAAATGGTGCGCCTGTGGCGGCCGACTGGATTTAAAGGATAAGATGAAAAGAAGCCAAGTTGAGGAAATTGTATCAAGACAAGTGGCTTATGCTTGCCCAAAGTGTGGCAAAATCTATCGCTGGCCGACAGATTGTTGTCTTGCCAAAGGAAAATTAACCCCAGGAGAAGTATTTGAGTTTAATATAAGGAGACCAAGATGGCCAAAACTTATAGCCAGTTAAAAAATATCTGTATTAGAAAAACTAAAGATAATTCCCCTGACGCTGTCAGCGGTTTTGAGGAAGATTTGAATATCGCTCAGCAGATTATTGCTTCATTGAGGGATTGGCCAGAACTTTACCAAACGCCTGGCACTTTATCTTTAGTAGATGGGACGGAAAAGTATAGTTTGGCTTCAGATGTTGATGAGATTGAGCAGATGAGAATTACTTCGCCAACCGACTATGAGAAAGAATTGCCAGAAGAGAGCAAGGAAGCTCATCGCGCTGTCCACCCTGTTACTTCCAATGACTCTAAAGCTGTGCCGAGTTACTGGTATTTTGACGAACCCTCCATCAGCAGTACTAATGTTGAAACCAAACAAGTCGGGTTCTATCCCATACCAGAACAGGCATACACCGTAACTTATTCTTACAAGAGAACTATCCCCGAGATGTCCGCTGATGGAAGCTATCCATTCTTCAATTCAAAATATCACGATATTTTAGCCGATTATGCCATTTGGCAGTATTACGAAAGAGAACCAGATGAGGCGGGCAATCCGCTTTATTGGCAAAACAAATGGGAGCAAGGCAAACAAAGAATGTTGGAGACTTATTATTCACAAAGCAAACACTTAAAGCCCATTCCTGGGCCAGACCAATATGAGGTAGTTTGATGGGATATTTTAGCGGTTTAAAACAATCTAAATACCGAACTGTGCCTATTTACAGCAGAAGAGCTTTAGAAATGGAGATTAAAGACTTTTCTTTGGGTATCAACACCAGAGATGACCAGCTTTTAATTGACGACAAAGAACTAAGCAATGGACAAAATATAGTTATTGACCGCGGGGGAACAATCAGTAAAAAGACGGGGACAACACTTTATGGCAATTTTTTAGGAACGACAACGGGGATTTTGGGTCTTTTTAACTTTGTCAATGCCGCCGGGACGCAGGAAAGGTTGGCAGTTTATGACACCAGTATTTATCGAGATGTGGCAGGAACTTGGACAGCTTTGACTGGGGCGACAATGACTACCAATAAGGCGGCAGATGGAGCTTACTTTCCCCTTACCGATAAGTTTTACATTCTTAACGGCACCGATGCGGTGGTTAAATATACCTCTGGGGCTTCGGCTGACCAGACAGACTCAAGTTTTAAAAAAGGCAAATATCTTGTTCATTTCAAAAACCATCTTTTAGTGGCGGGGGTCTCTGGGCAGGAAGATTATATCTGGTACACCGATTTGGGAGTGGATACTTTTTCCGCCAATAATTATTTTCGGGTAGAAGGAGAAGTTACTGGACTAATCGTTTATTATGATGTTCTTTTAATCTTTACCAAAAACAAAATCTATCGCCTTCAAAACTTTACTTTTGATGGGGTGGCAGCGGGACCAGAAGCTGTTTTCCCTTTGCCTGTTGACTTTGGGACGATTGCTTCCCGAACTATTAAAAAGGTTAATAATTTTATTTATTTTTTGGGTCAATCTCACGACAAAAAAGCCCATATCTATAAAACAGATGGGTATAAGGCAATTATAGTTTCTGACCGTATTGATACGACAATGAACGGAGTGGCAACAGGTCAGCTTTCCAGCGCTTGCAGTGGGGAAGACGGCAAATACTATCGTCTGTCAGTGGCGGAAAGCGGGCAAACAACCAATAACCTTGAAATTGTCTACGATACAGCACGGGGAATTTTTGTTTCCTTTAATCGGAAGTTAATTGCTGGACGAGCCGATTATGCCTGTTATATGACTTCAGAAACTTCAGGAAAGTGGGACATTTACGCAGGGACGCAAGGGACAGGACAGGTTTTTGAACTTCATCAACAAAATTATGAGGAATTGGCAGAAGAAAGATATTTGACTTTAGGATCAATTAATCAGGCAATTGATAGCAACTCTGCCAAAAGAGCGGCTCAATCATTTAAATTAAGCAATTATAATACAACCGAAACTATCACACTTACTCAATTATATTTACGGTTAAAAAAAGTAGCTGGAACAACAACTGAATTGACTATCAGGATAGAAACTGACAGCAGCGGTGTTCCTTCAGGAACTTTGGCCGATGATGATGCCACAGCAACTATTTCTGCTTTTACTGATACTTCTTATCTCTATAAAAAGGTATCTTTTAGCGGCGTAACTTTATCTGGCAATACTACATATTGGATAGTAGTTCAACACACAACTGAAGGTTCGGGTAGTTCTCAATATGCTTGGTCTGGTGATCCTTGCGTTCCTACTTACACAAATGGCAATATGGCTTATTATGCTTCTGGCGCTTGGACAGCAGATACAGGAACAGATTTGAACTTTGTTTTATATGTCCAGTCAGCGATTGATAGTTATGCCGACAGCAAATTATTTTCACCAGCAGGAGTAGGGAAAGAGTTTCGCCTCCATAAGTTTATGTCTCTTTTTTCGACAGCGGCAAGCTATAATGCGGAAATTGGGATTTCTACTGGCGTCTATTCAACCTTCAATATTTTTTTTGTTAATTTAGCTGATACCACAGCGGCTACTTGGGGAGGAGGAAAAAAGTGGAAAGGAGAAGCTATGTGGGGAGGCAACAAAGCCCTCAATTACTTTTGGAAATCTACTTCGGGGATAATGGGTCGAAATTTAAAAATAAGAGTAAGAAACAGAAAAGCCAACCAGCCATTTACTTTTAATGGCTTGCGGGCAGTTATTACTCGTAAAGCAAAATTTAGATAAGGAGAAAAAATGGGAAAATACACAGCGACTAATTTACCAAATGACGGCGAATCGATAGACGCTGCCGATGTCAACACCGACTTACAGGGTATAATTGATGAATTTAATGGTAATATTGAAAATGACAATATTAAATCTACTGCTGCAATTGCTTTCTCAAAGCTGGCTACCGATGCTTGGACTGCCAATGTGCCTGCTTGGACAGGTGCAACTACCAATCCAGTAATAGGCAATGGAGTGCTTATTGGAAGATCCATTAAGATTGGACGGATTGTTACTTTTTCTTTCGTTATTATAGCGGGTTCAACAACAACTTTTGGAAGTGGTCAGTATGCTATTTCATTACCTTATACAGCTGCCACAGTTACTAATCAAGTTTGGTCAGGTATCGCTGCAATGTATGATGCTAATAATGTAGATTATCTTGGTAAGATTTGTGTTGATTCTGCCGCTACGACATTAAATATCTCCCTTGAGGGAGCTACTAACAAGTGGGGTCCAACTGCTCCTTTTACAATGGTTGATGGAGACCAAGTAGATGGAACAGTCACTTATGAAAGTGCAGCATAAGGAGAAAATATGACAAGAGAACAATTAGCAGAACTTTATGGTCGTCATCAAGGTAGGGCTTTAACAGAGCAAGATATTGCCGCTTTGGGCGGTTATGGCGGGCAATGGTCGCAGATGTCCCCCCAACAATTTGAGCAAAATGTTATTTTTCCGTCTGGCGAATATAAAAGCCGTCAAAACCAATTATTAAGAGGAGAAATATCGGCTATTTACGACCCTATGCTTAAAGCAAGTAAGGCTTCGATTGGCGCTCAAAAAGGAGCGCTGGGGCTTGATTTTGAAGACCTTAAAAAGCGATTAAGGGAAGTAGCGGGAGTATCAAAGGCAGGTTTAACTGAAAGTATGAGTCGTTATGGATTGCTACGGTCAGGGAGAACAGCGGCAGGTATAGGAAAAATACAGGAAACTTTGGCTTCAGATATTGGCAAAGCAGATATACAAAGGACGATTGCCGAAGCAAATTTAACTTTACAGGGCGCGCAATTTGAGGCTGATATTCGTGGTAGGGGATTGGCTGAATTTGAGAAGTTGAGACCTGGTTCTTTAGAACAACAGCAACTACAATTACAACGGGAATTGCAGAAGTTTAACATTGATATAAACCAATTCAAAACCTTTACCGACTTTTCTGCCAACCCGTTTGCCAGTGAAAGTCTGGAATCTAACAGAGACCTTTATCGCCAATTATTAGAGAAATTAGGTTTAACCGTAACGTAAGGAGTAAATATGCCAACAGTTAATTTAGACGAATTTATCGCAGGGCAAAAACAAAAACGAGAAGAAATTACTAATTTTTGGCGTGAGAAGGGTTATGAGAGAACGCCAGATGGGAAGTGGGTGAAAACCCAAACCGCAGAACCAGAACCCACTCCAGGAACTTGGGGGACAAGGGGTTGGACTCAAGATCCATCGGGCAAATGGATAAGAGAGCCAGAAGAGAAAAAAACTAAAGAAACTGATATTTTAGATAATTTTTACTCGAGATTACGATCTTATCAAACAAAAATGCCTGAAGAAGAGGGGCAATTCAGAGATTGGCGAGATATGATAAATGATCAAATGATTACTGAATTTGGTGGATTTATTGAGCCAGAGGATATTGCCAGACAAATTAGAGAATTTTATCGAACTCCTACCGAAAGAAAAACAGGAAAACCATTAACTAAGTTTCAAGAATTAGAAAGACGTCACAATCAACTTACTTCTCAGATGGAAGAAGCTCAAAAAGAATCAGAAAAATATCAACGACTTCTTAAAATGTCTCCAATTCGACAACTATTCTCAAAGGAATTGTGGCAAGAACGATTTCGAAAATGATTAGATTATATAATACAGAAAAATCTAAAATTAGACTTTATTCTGATGAAAAAATTAAATTATATCCCGAAGAAAAGAAGCTTACACCCCAACAGGAAATTCGGGCTATTTTGCCCAGTGGTTATCAATCTCAAGAGATAACAAGATCTCCCGAAGAACAATTTTTGAAGATGCCTTGGTATAAACAGTTATTTACTAAGAGATTCGCCAAGGAGTTGCCAGAGGCTACTGGTCTTGATCTTTTATATAAATGGCTTGGGAAAGCTCCTGCGGCGGCCATTGCCCCTTATGTTGTGCCGAAAAAGGAATTGCCCAGTGTGGTTGAGGAATTGGTGGGGGGGGTTAAAACCAAACCGCCATCTAAAGCTAAAGAATTTTTAGAAGCCGCTTTGGCCTATTCGATGGTTGCGCCTGTGGGAAAAATTACAGGAGTAGCAAAGCCGTTAGTCAATTTAGTTGGGAAAAAAGCTCCAGTATTAGCTAAACCCCTAATGAAGTTTTTACCTGAAGCTTTACAGAAAATTTTAACAAAACCAATCGGAAGAAAAATTGAAAAGGAAGTAATCGAAGAAGCGCCAAAGATAATTTCTAAACCAGCAAGAGTTATACCAGAAGTTAAACCAAAGCCAGAGTTGCCAGAAGTGGTTGCTCCAAAGCCAATAGTGGCTAAAATTACTCCAGAACT